TATCTCCGTGATGCAAGCTATTTGATTACCCCGATGAAATACGAACCATTGCCCAGCATCATTGCCGTTTCGTATGTCAGCAGGAATGAATTGTTCATTGTGGTATTCCGCTACCTCCCATTGTAAGTTCTCTTTCCACCATTTCTGCGTTTCGTACATATCTGCACGAGACTCATCAATGATCCCATCCTCGAAGCCTTGACATTCAGTCATGCCGTAGAAGTGCAGATTGAACTTCACATCATTCTTGAAAGGTTCATCTAAATCACAGTGGGGGCATAGGAGACACGGGTCGTCATCGTCACGAATGTTTCGCATCTCTGCTTCACACTTTGGGCAGTAGACGGCATCACCCCACATCCTCTGAAAGGCTGGATCGTCTTCAACGGGTCTATCAGGTACGAACATCTGTTTTCCTTTTGGTTGTTGCACTCCATGATACGCTATCGGTTTACCCAATCAACTACTTTAGTAAACTTTGTGAAGATAAATGTTGCAACTAGACCCAAGAACCCTGAATATAGCGGTCATGGAAACGGAAGCCTTCAGCAGAGTAGTAAAGATCATTGGATCTAAAGTAAAGATTGCGCAGCAGTGTGGTGTTAGCCCACAGGTGGTCCAGAAGTGGAAATCTGTTGTGCCTGCAAAGCATGTTGTTAAGCTGGAGAAACTGACGGGTGGAGAAGTACGGCGCGAAGAATTGCGTCCAGACGTATTTTACGATTAGCGGCTGATCCCAGCCTCCCCCTCCCCCGTTTCCATGTCTGGGGTCGGCCCTTTTATAGACCAAGGCACTTTCCTGCCTGTTAGCTCGTACCCGTCCGGGTGGTCGAAGACGGGGCCAGATTCGCTCCACGCAAGTGGCAGAGGCGTGTACGGAAAAGCGTACATGTACGGGTGGTTGACCCGTTGAGCAGAACGACCAAAGACAATTTGCTTGAATCCGGGCGCATTAGTAGGAGCGCCAAGGTGAACACTCGTTAAAGGTGGCAAAAACCCTCCCCCCCAGTTGATATATGGGCAAGGGAGGTGGGCAACGTCTGGGCCAGCGTGGAAATGGTTGAGTGAAAATACGGACTAGCAATACAAACCAAGAATAGTATGGGCCACCAAACCCTACTAAATGACACTTATGGAAGAACGAAATGGATAGAATGGATGCAATACTAGCTAGGCTAGGTGAGCGTATTGACGAGTGGGAGAGTGCGAGTAAGGAATCAATTGAAGCGGAAACATCTTTCAAGAGTTTTGAAGCAATGCAGCAGAAGGCGCACATGGATGCTGGGGCAAGCGCTGCTAAAGCGCAAACAGAAGCCAGATCAACAGAGCAATGGGCAAGCCATTACAGATCAGTTCAACAAACCAGTTTAGTTGTAGCGAAGCTAAAGCAGCAAATAATGCTGGGGCAACTCGCATTTGATGCCGAAAGAACCAAGCAGGCCAATCAGCGCAGAATCGTATAGATGACTCAAACACTACGCGCTAAAGCATTGAAAACATTGCAAAAGTTAGCGAGAATCAAAGCAGCTAATAACAGCGGATTCGCTCACTGTGTCTCTTGTGGTCGCGTTAATCACTATAAAGAGATGGATGGCGGCCATTTCATCAGCAAGGGATCGTCTAGTCGGTGGGCCTTAGAAGAATGCAATGTGCATCCACAGTGCAAAGGCTGTAACGGTTTCGGGATGAAACACGGCAGTGCAGAGGCTCAGTATACGATGTGGATGATTGACTACTATGGACGGGACTTCGTAGAAAGTATGATTGCGAAGAAGAAGGACTCAGTGAAGTTCTATACACAAGACTACCGAGACATGATCGCGGACTGGGAAGAACAGATCAAAGCGCACGAAAGACGGGTGGGTGAGAGGCGATGAGATCGCCAAGGGCTGTAGCGTCAGATATGGTGAAAGCTATGGACGCAGCAGCCAAACAAGTTTGGGAATCAGAGCAAAAGAAAGAATCCGATGAAAAGCTAAAGGCGTTGGTGTTTGCCCACGTCTGCAATTCATATGCTCGACGGGGGCGTTATGGCGCGAAGGAAACTACCGGCTGACCCGGAGGTGTTCGCTTACGAGTTTGAACAACTCGGTGCTTCAGCAATGGCTAGTAAGTACAAGGTTGACGTGAGGAATGTCTACAACCAGCGAAGAAACGTGGAAGGTGATTTAGGACGATCCTTGCATGTCCCAGCACATTTGGACCGCAGTGGTAAGCCTCGACCCAATATCAGAAAGTCCATCACGGTAGAAAAAGACCTTTGTTTGCTTATCGGCTCTGACGCTCACTATGAAATCAATAGTGTTACGACAGCGCATCTGGCCTTTGTGGAACTAGCCAAGGAACTACAGCCAGACGTAATCGTGATGAACGGCGACCTTCTAGATGGCTCTAGCATTAGCAGGCACGCGCCACTCGGATGGGAGGAGCGGCCAACTGTCGAGGAGGAGTTGAACGCAGTCAAGCAGCGTCTGACGGAGATTGAGAAGGCAGCGCCCAGTGCAGACAGGTTTTGGACGATGGGCAACCACGATGCGCGGTTTGATATGAGGCTGGCGGACCTTTTGCCTCAGTTCAAAGGGGTGCAGGGATTCACCCTAAAGGATCACTTTGTTGGTTGGAAGTTCTGTGTGAGCCTTTGGGTAGACGGGGCAGAGCGACCTATAGTGATTAAGCACATCCCAGTGAGCGGAGGCGTTCATGCAGGCTACAATTCGACCCTGAAGTCTGGCACGCACATTATCACGGGGCACACGCATCAGATGGAATGTAAAAGTTGGACCGACTACACGGGGCACCGATACGGAGTGCAGTGCGGCACAATGGCAGACCCTCACCAGCCGACGTTTGACTACGCTTTCGATGCGCCAAAGAACTGGACGAGCGGTTTCGTCGTCGCTCACATTCGTGATAACTTCTTACTGACCCCTGAGTTCGTCAAGGTTCACAAGCCGGGCGAATATGAGTGGCGCGGTGACATTCACAAGGTGAAATACAAGTGATGAAGGAAATCAGCCCGACTGACTACATTGTGTCAAATCAGCTTAACTTTCTGAGTGGGAGGGTGGTTCATCTGGTGACTGAGTACAACCGGACGAAAGACATCCAGCTTCTGGAAGAAGCATGCCGAGATTTGGCAACACTGGTGCAGCGTGAACGCTTCATAGAGGAGAGGTTTAGTGCCGAGTGTAGTAGTTGAAGACCTGCCATTGAATTGTACGGTGACGATAATCGTTACTGAGATTGTTGATATGGATGATCCAAAGCCTCCAGCCGAGGCTCCAATCGAAGAAAGTAATGAGAACATTATATTGTTTGGCAAACAGGACTCCAAATAATCATGTTGTACTTAGAAAGATTTGCTTACTTAGATAGTGGAACTATTGGAAAGTTGACGGCTGGTCCTTGGTCTTGTTACACCATTGAAAGACCGTGGCTTGATAACAAACCCAATGTATCTTGCATTCCTGAAGGTGAATACAGATGTGAGCCTTTCAGCGGCACTAGGTTTCAAGATGTGGTGCAGATCATGGATGTGCCGGATCGCACGTTTATACTTTTCCACACAGCTAATTTCCCGTATGACGTAGAGGGCTGTATCGGCGTAGGGGATCGCTTTCTATCCGATGCGCTGGAGCCAGCCGTGTATAATAGTAAGAAGACACTTGCGGCATTCTTTGACGTTGCAGGTTATGACTTCGACTTGACGATAAAAGGAGTGAGGGCTGAAATATGAAATGGGACTCAATCAAAGGTTTAGTGGGCGCAGTTGCCCCAACTATCGGTGCGGCTATTGGAGGCCCGGTCGGTGGTGGAGCAGGAAAGATTCTGGCCCAAGTGCTAGGCGTTCCCGCAGAACCACAAGCCGTCCAGAAGGCGCTGAATGACGCAACACCTGAGCAGTTGGCAGAGATTAAGAAAGCCGACCTAGATTACAAGACTCGCTTAGCAGAGCTTGAAGTTGACATATTCGAGCTTGAGACTGCTGATATTCAGAACGCCAGAGAAGCTGGGCGAAGTGACTGGACACCCAAGGTCTTGGCGCTGCTGGCTTTCCTATTCTTTGGCGGCTATGTAAGCATGGTTACGCTGATGCCATACGAGCAGAACGAAGCCGTAATTAACCTCGTCTTGGGTTATCTAGGCGGCATAGTATCGGCAGTAGTATCGTTCTACTTCGGCGCAAGCCACAAGGCTGACAAATAAATTGGATATTGTCGTTGACGTAAAGAAAGCGCAGAACAAGTTCAGGGCTGCTAAAGACCAGATACCGCTTGCGCTGAGCCATACGTTCAACCGACTAGTCTATGAGATCGCGGTTGGGGATGGTGGCACTGGTGTGTTGCGTAAAGAAACAGATCGCAGGCTTGATAAGGGCGCAGAGCGATTCACTCTGTCTGGTTTCCAGTACCGCAAGTCAACGAAGAAAGACTTAGTTGCTGAGGCT